GAAACAGAATAAAATCTAAAATAATATTTTTATGATTTACAGATATTTATTTTTTATTTAAATCAAAAACAAAAATATATTACATTACGATATAAGAAATTTTTAATTCTGAAAGATGCTAATCGAGATATTTTGGAAAATTTCCACGGGTCGATTTGCAAGAACAACTTCAACTCCATCCTTGCCGACTACTATCCAATGCCCGGATCTTGGGCGCAGGTCGACGGGCTGAAAGGCGGCCTGTCGCGCTCGGTCAAGGGCTAGGTGAACCGCCAAGGGAAGGCAAAGAACGCCGCGGTGTGCCAACAGACAGCGACACGCTGGACCACGCGAAGCTGGGCGAGATTGACTATGTGAGGAAGGGCATTCGCACGAGAGCACTACGAATGTCAGGCGCGGGCTTTGACGTCGAAGCGCTGCAGATGGTCGGCGCGTATGCCGATAGGTCGAGGACCAAGGGATAGATTAAGCAGCACGACGTGCCGCTCTCTCGGTCATGAAATTGACGCCGCCTGCCGCGTGATATTGGACACTGTCCAACATCCGGGATTAGAAAACGGGAATCAGAAAAGACGAAGCCCGCACAACCTAGTGATTGTGCGGGCTATATCTGGTCGGGGCGAGAGGATTTGAACCTCCGACCACCTGCACCCCATGTATCGACATTTTCCATTCGCATCAATACCTTACATGGATTCCTCTAACTTGCTGCGTAAACTTTACGCACGGTTGCATGCGCGTTTCCGGTTGGTTTTGGGGCCAAGTTAGAAGGCGGATTCCAGGTCGGGAGTACAATCTGAACCCCAATCCGTACTTGGAGCCGGCTTCACCAATGCCCCATATCTCCGACAGTTCTGCAGACGACCTCATCCGCTTTGTCTCCAAAGTAGTATTCGGACGCCATGCCGTGGCGCTTCTGGCATTCCTGGTGATCTGCAGCGCCGCTGGCGCTTACCTGATGCCAGCGCCCGCCAAGACATGGTTTGCCTCGGCCATGATCCGCATCGGCCATGCCGGCGACACCAAAGATCCGTTGCTCGACCCGCAGGCTGTTCGCCAGCGCGTGCTGTTCCGTGGCTTTGTTCTGGAGGCAATGAAGGCAGCCGGGATGCCGACTGACGTGGAGACAGACGAGACGGCCAGAATGGCTGTGCGCTCGTTCAGCGTGGTGCAGAAAGGCCCGAACAACGACACCCCGACTGTCGAGATCCGCGTCCAGGCCAAAGACCCGGAGACCGCCAAGAAGATCATTGCCTCGGCTGTCAGCGTCCTGGTAGCTGAGCACAAGCCGGCGATCACCGCTTACGAAACCCGGGTGCGTAACGAAATCGACAGCCTGAAAGAGGCGGCCGCGACCAACGAAACGCAGCGCCGCCAGCTGATGAACGCGGTCAACGCCAAAGGCCCGAACAAGGAAGTCAGCAAGGGCGTGACCCTGGCGGACAAGCTCCAGATCGTGGACGTGGACGGCCGGCGTCTGGCAAAGCAGCAAGAAATGCTGCAGGAACAACTCGACCCGACGCGCACCTTCCAGACTGCACAGGTGGGCGAGATGGTGGTGTCCGACATGTTCTTCGGCCCGAGCCGCGCATGGGGCGCCTTGACCGGCTTCTTCATGGGCGTCTTCGCCTACGTGGTGTTCCTGCTGGTGACCAGCGGTGAACTGCGCCACGCCATCAACCGGGCTCGCGGCTACGGCCATGCTTGAAAAGTCTCTTTCCGTCGTCTACAGCCTGATGATTCTCGGGCAGGCTGCCGTCCTGCGCGCCTACATTGGGACGTGGATTGCGCCGGCCTGCCTGTGGGGCCTGTTCTGGTTCATGTTCACGTTCGTGCCGCTGGTTGCGCTCTGGGACGTGCCGGTCAATCCAAGCGCCGTGGGGTACCTGCTGGTTGCCAGCACCCTGTTTTCGCTGACCGCCCTGCCCTTCAGCTGGAGGCGCGCTTTCCGCCTGCGCCGCGAGAACCCGGTAGCCATCGACTACGGCAGCCCGTTCATGCTGAACGCGTTCTATGTGGTCAGCGTGGTGGCAATCCTGAGCCTACTGATTGACCTGTGGATTCAGGGCGTGACGGTGATGGATGCCGTTCTCAGCCCGATGCAGGTGGCCGCCCGGATGATCGACCTGCGCTACTCCGACGCCTTGGTGCCGAACATCTTCTCGAAGCTGAGCTTTGCCACGCAGTACCCGGCGGCGATCATCGGCGGCTTTATCTACGTCAGCCGCCCGCCCGGCACCAAGCGCGCCCGCATCCTGCTGCTCACCTTCCTGCCGTCGGTGTTGGGGATGATCCTGCTGGGCGCCAAGGGCACGCTATTTCAGGCGTTCTCGTTCTACTGGGGCGGCATCCTGCTCTGGAAGGTGCAGCAAGGCGACCTGCGCATTTTGCCGCGGGAGGAACTGCGCAAGCTTGTGCCGTACGTGGGACTGGTGCTCGTGCTGCTGACGGTATCGCTGCTGTCCCGATTCGTCGGCAATGCCGGCGCGGTGATCGTCGAAGGCCTGCAGCGGCTGTTCGCCTCGTACGTGACGGCGCACCTCTACGGCTTCTCGGACTGGTTCAGCTACGTCACCGGCGCACCCTACACGCAGTATTACTTCGACCTGCACAACAGCGACGCGCTCTACACCTTCACGCCGATCGCTAGGCTGCTGGGGGATACGACCGTCCTGCCGCCCGGCACGTACGACGAATATTTCACATATGAAGGCCTGTTCCAGACCAACATCTACACGATGTTCCGGGGGCTGGTGATCGACTTCGGGATGTGGGGATCGCTGGTGTTCATGGTGCTGTTCGGCGCCGCGATGCACCTAGCGTATTGGGTGTTCCTGGTGTCGCGCTATCCGGCCATGTCAGCGTCGATCTTCATCCACTCGGTGGGCTACTTCTACAGCTCGTTCATGATCAGCCTGCTGACCTACAACAGCATCTACCTGAGCGTGGTGGTCGTCGCGCTGGTGCTGTTCGGGAACCGGATCGCGGCGCTGCAGCTTCAACGCGCGGGACTGAGCGCGTCGATCAGGGCCTGATGGCGGTCTCGGCATTCGCCCCCCTGCCGCTGCAGATCAAGGGCGAACTGCCGGAGATCCGCCAGCGTCGGCCCCGTTGGCGTTTCCAGCACTGACGGGCACGGCTGCGCCGTTTGCAATGGCGGCATTGTCCCGGTAGATTTGCATCCAGTCATCGCCAGTGCGGCAATCAGGAATATCAGGCGTCGCATTCTTTGCTACCTCGATGGTCTTGGTGATGGTCCGGTACCGGATTTCCTTCTCGTCTCGCGCCTTCAAATACAGGCCGTAGGCCACGTCAGCGTTGTCCTTCCATTGCTGCAGGTCGGCCGCCGCATCTGCTGCGGCGATTTTTTTTCCATCATGCCGGCCGACCAGATAGCCGCCGGCGCCAGTCAGCACCATCGCCAGAATGACAGCGCCCCACACACGCGGATCGAGCCAGGTCATGCGTGCCGCCTCCGGATCAGGTGGCGCAGTTCCAGCCGCCAGACGCCCCACAGAACGCCCAGCGCCACGGCTGCATTGAGCATCACCTCGGGGTCGCTGTGGCAGACGTGCGGAGCCGTCATGTTGCCCAGCGCCGCAAAGGCAACTGTTGCCAGCACGATAGATCCCCCGGTGCGGGTGGGTACCTTCTGCGTGTACAGCGCCCAGAATGTCCCGAGGAAGATGATGGCATTCGCCACCAGGTTGAGGGTCAGCATGTATCAGCTCCCAAGGATGCGACGGCGCGCGGCCTGCAGCCATTCCGGGATCTGCTGCATGGCATTGATCGCCAGCGCATACCCGAAGGCCGTGGCCGTGGCCACCGCAAGCACGGCAGTCCAGCTGTTCAGTTCGAGCTTGAAATACTCGATGGCAGACATGCCGATGATTGCGCCGAGGGCAATGCTCAGGACAAAAGACCCCGCGCGCTGCCACCTGTTCCCCGGAAGGTTTCGAAGCGACAAGAGGCCGCCTACGATAATGCCCGCCCCCAACTTCAGCCACGTGGTTTGGTCATCGGTAATCATGGTTGGACCCCTTCATTACCCCCGTGGAGCAGGTACTGCGCCCGGAGAGTTTCGTAAGAATGTTCGAACTGCCCGTACCCGGCGCCTGGCAGGCTGGCCCACTCCAGGCGGCACTTGGCCAGAGCTGGGCGTAGCCGGCCCGCGATGATGTCGCCCAACGCGCCGCGCCGCTTGATCAGATAGACGGCAACCCGGTCCTGCGACTCCGGGCTGAAGTCGCGCACCCCGCATGCCTTGCTCGCCCAGTCCCACGTGTCCGTCTTGATCCAGTTGGGCACGGCGGCCATGATCTGGTACCGCCCTGCAGCATCGCTCCAGCCCCACCGCGTCATGATGGGCAGACGCGGATGCTTGTCGTAGCCGCGGAATAGTGAGCCGCCCACGTTGACGTTGTACCCATCGTCGCTTTCGGCAACCGTGGCCGTGCCTTCGCTGTAGCCGATCACGTCGAGAAAAGCGGCCATGTTCTGGCCGCCTGTGAGAAGGTCTGCGGATGTGCGTGGCATGTCAGCGGATCCGGCGGGCGCGGATCGTGCCGGTAACGGTCATCGTGCTCACGCCGAATCCAGACAAGCCAATGAGGTAGACGGTCGTCGTGCTGGACAGGCTAAAGCGCTGCGTCGGCACCGCACCGCTCTGCGTGCCGCCAGTGGTCATTGAACCCTGGAAGTTCCACCACATTTCGCCGGCCGCCGGAAGCGTGGCCGAGGTAGACCCCACTGCACACGTGACCTGTGTGAGCGTGGTGGTCACACCAGGATTGAAGCGGCAGCCGGCTGACACATCCCAGTCGCCAGCCGTGAGCGAGATGCTAGTGACGTTGGCTGCGACATTGTTCGTCAGAGATACGTTGGTACCGGTAGCGGTGACGTATTCCCCGAAACTACCAGCGTTGGCATTGTCGTTCGTCTTCGTGCCGACGATGCCAGCAGTGGTGGATGGCGTGATTGTGCTGGTGAAGGCCGTGGCGCCGCTGAATGTCGGCGTACCGCTGAAGGTGCCAGACAGCGCCGCACCGGCAATCGTTGGGGTGGTCAGGGACGGCGAGGTGCCGAACACGGCCAGACCGCTGCCGGTCTCGTCCGACAGCACACCCAGCAGCTGCGCCGATGTGGTGGCGGCGAACTGCGACAGGTTGCCGGTGGTCAGCGCCCGTCCGGTACCACACGTCAGACCGGTGCCGCTGGTCCACAGCAACGCATTGTTAGCGCCGCTGCAGCTCGGCACCGCGAATGCCGTGGGCGCCGCCGTCGAGCCAGTCGCGTTGGCGATCACGGTGTTGGCGGCCACCGGCCCCAGCGACGCAGGAGGCACCGCGCCCCATGCCGGCGGCGTGCTCGGCCCGGTGGACACGATCGCCTGGCCAGCCGTGGATCCGGCGGGATTCAGCAGGGAGACTGGCGACAGCGTCGCGGCGGTGGCGAGCGTGGCCAGCAAGCTCGCGGAGATAAAGGTGAGGATCTTACGCATGTGGGTTCCTTGGTAGTTACGAAGCGGTCCATCCGTCGCTGCGAGACGTGCATGCCCAGGCGGTGTTGCCGAAGGACCGCACTGAGAAGCTGCGGCCAATGTCGGCGCCGTTCGTGGCCACCAGCGATGTCTTGGCCGCACCATCACCGGTGTAAAGCTGGCCAACCGCCGCGGCATCGACGCGAGCACTGCCGCTGGCCGTCTTGACGAACTTGAACGACACGCCCGCCGTGATCGGATTCGGCAGCGTGACCACGGCGCCGGCGTTCAGGAAGAACGTCTTGCCGGTGTCGGCGTTGGTCAGGCCCAGCGCGCCGGCCACCTGCTGGGTTCCCTCGCCCGTGATCTCCACCTGGTCGTTCAGATTGGAGAACTTTCCGACCGAGAAGTCGCGCGACTTGGCGTACGCGATGCGCCCAGAGATCAGGCTGCTGCCGTCAGCGCAACGGTATGAGGTCGTCACCCCGGCGCCGAAGCGATCGTTGCGCAGGTCGACGTGTAGCGTGTCCACCTGGCTCACGAGGTTGATAGCCACGCTGCAGTTGTCGAACCGATTGTTGTCCGTGCTGATGCTGCCTTGCAGGAACGTCCAGCCGTCAGGCGATGCCGTATTGTTCGACGCGAAATGCAGATGCCCTGAGAACGTGCCAGCCTTCGCAAACTCACCGAAGGTGCAGTCCTCAATGCTGCCCTGCGAGTCCAGAATACGGGCCCACTCGGTGGTTGGAGCGGCGCCAGACGAGGACTGGAACGTGCAGGTCTTCATCGAGAAGCCGTCCATGTTCTTCACGTTCAGGCAGCGGGTCGGGCCAACGTTGATTGGGTTGAAGCCAACTGTCTGCAGCTTCACCGAAATCGATGTTTTCGCACCGTCCGCGCGGATATGTGCATCGGTGAAGTCGTAGAACCAGCAGTTCGTCGCCGTGATGCCATTGCCCAGCCAGCCGCTGCCGCCGGCCGCATCATCGAAATACCAGCCGAGCGCGCCGCCGTGGAACACGCACTTGTCGAAGCCACCTACCTCGTATTCATTGAAGCGGATCAACCACGCCGCCGACGTGACGGTCGTGGCCAAGCTGAAGTTGAAGCTGCCGAAGTAGACGTCTTCGAACTTCCAGCCCACGGTTGTGAGTAGATCGACCAGCCCGCCAACGAAACCGGAGTTGTCGTAGCAGAGGTCGAGGCCACGCATCTGAAAGCCGCGCGCGCCGTTGCCGTCCACCCGCAGCACATAGGCGCCGGTCGTGCCCTTGTACAGCAGCACGGTGTTGCCGCGGTTGGAGCCGCTGGCGCCGCGCGAGCCATTGCCTTCGATGATCAGCCCGTGATCCTGGGTGAAGTTCAGCGCGCTGGCATTGATACAGAAAACGCCGTTACCCAGCTTGATCTTGCCGGTTGCGTAGCACGTGACCATCGTGTGGGCGGCATCGCCCTTGTCGATTAGTTTCGGGTTCTTACGCAGCGACTGGATAGCAGCGAGCAGAGCATTCGTGTTGGCTGTTGCGTGCGCCGGGTCGCCGCTACCCCGCATGCCGAACTGTTCTCCGCGAAGCACGTCTGTGTAGACGAGTTTCCAGCGGGCGCCATCGGTAGCAACAATGATCGAGCCGCCGTTATCCGGCGACGTCGTGTCGGTCGCATCGAGGTAGTAGAAGCCGCCACCACCGTCGCCAACCGCGTAGTAGCCGTTCACAAAAGCGCGCTGATAGCGCATTTTGTCGAGACCGCGCAGAGCCGCGATGGTGTCGACGTGGCGCGCCAGCGTGTTTCCGTAGATCAGCTGGTCATCACCGACAGAATCGTCAGGCGGGATCAGGGTCGACAGCGTCGTGCCGATGTAGCCCCAAACACGCGTGACGTCGACAGGCACGCCGCCAGGAATATTCAATGTTTGGCCAACCACATTCCACTGCGAGAAGTCTTGGCCAAAGCCATCGAAGTAGACCTCAAGATTGGCCGGGGCGCCTGGAGCGCGTGGGAGTGTGAGCGATGTGGCGCCGGGCGCGAAATCTACGCCAGAGACCAACGAGTACGGCAGCATGTCGCCAGCGCCGATCGAGGCAGGCATTGGCACCATGATCGGCGCGCCGTTGACCGGGTCATACCCCTGCAGCATGCCGAGCCGCGCGGACTTCTGCGGCAGTGTGCCGTCAGTGCTTTCGGTCAGCGGGAAATGCAGTGCATTGAAGAACGTGCGGCCGAGACGTTGCACCAGCATCGTGAGTTTGTCGAGCGCCTTCTCATGCTCGGCTGCCGGGAACGGGTCGTTGGCCTGATATGCGGTTTCCTGAGTTGCCGGTGGGTCGCGATCGATCAGCAGCCGCTTGCCTACGGGCGTTGGGGTCAGGATGCGGGTTACGGCTCCGCCTGCAGGGTTCCCGGCTCCTGCCACGGTGTAATCGACGTCGAGTGTCAATAACGTTTCCGTTCCATCAACATTCACCTCCGACACGATGAGGTCGGTGTTTTGCAGGAAATAGAACGGAACCGTCGACGTCAACGAAACACCGTCGCCATCGTAGGAAACCTGAGACTGCTCGCTGGAAATGGTCATGTGCGCGCCTTTCTTGGACTGCGCACATGGTCTGCGTGACGAATCGGACTGTTGTCCGTATTACCTGCCGAACGCCGCTCCGATATCCGGGGCCCTTTCAGGCGTCGGCTCGCCCGGCCGCCACCAGTAATCCTGGTTCCAATCTCGCTGCGCACGCTGACGCATCTTCGCGTGGTAGCCAGGCGACAGATTCTCCTGCAGCGCGGCCAGGCCCGCAGCATCCAGCGCGACCTTGCCATACCACAGGTTCACGTACGGCAGGTGGTTGCGGGCAAAGCGCAGCGTCTCCGCGCCCGCGTGCGTGTCCTTGCCGTGGGCGGCCTGATAAACGTTCTCGATCCCGAGCTTGCCCACCAGGTCGAACGCGCTGCCGATGGTCGGGCCGGCCACGTTTTTGATGGCATTGGCAGTGGAGTCGCCTGGGTTCTCGGTCGGGTCGGTCAGCAGGAAATCGCCGACGATGCCGAGGCCTCCGCCCTGGGCGAGCGCCCGCAACCAGAATTTTCCTTGCGTCATGTCGATGGGGTCCTTGCCTTGCACCAGTTGCTTGTTCTGGTAGGCGATCGCGCCCAGCGCCGTCAGCGAGATCATCATGGCGCCAGCATAGATAGCGCGGTTGCCGAGGAACGTCGGCGCGCCAGGGATGCTGCCTGGAGCGTCTGTGAACCGGCCCCAGTGGCGCGAGATCATGGCGATTGGGAATGATTTGAACTGCATCACTGAGCGCGCCAGTTCGCCCAGCGGCGTGCCGCGCTGTACACCGCCGAAGGACTGCAGCGCCTTGGTGGTGAGATCCGGGTTCAGCACCGCATATTCTGACTCGTCGGTGATCAGCCCTAGCACCTTGGCCACCACCTCGTCGGCACGCGGATCGCCGCCGGCGCGGATGGACTCTGGCGTCAGGAATTCCTGACCGTTATAGGTTGTGAGCTGCGCCTGCCGTACCAGATCCCAATCCGCTTCGGTCAGTCCCTTGCTGGTCATGCGCCAGCGGTCGTATTGGGTCAACGCCTTCCAGTCTGTTTTCGCCAGCTTGGCCATGCCGTTCATCATCGTCATGGAGTAGGCACGGCGCAACGTGTCCGTCCAGAAGTTCATGAACGACAGCTTCATGGTGCTGTTGGCGAGCCGCCCCGACCACGTTTGCCGAATATTGTCGCCACTCCAGCGGTTCAGATCGGAGATCATCGATTCGGCGATGATGCCGTGCATGGAGAGGAAATCGCGGGTGTCGCCGTTCATCTGGCGCGGGATGTTGCGCAACGCATCCCAGTAGCTCAGATTGTTGAACCCGCTGGTGACGAAGTAGGTACCGAGGTCTGTCACGCTGGAGAGGATGGCGCCCTGCAACTTGCCGAAGGTCTGGATGTTCCGGGCGTGGGTACCGATTTCGGCGATGCGCCCGCTAACCGGCGCGCTGCTGGTGCCGTTCAGCACATCCCAGTAGGACTGCGGCAGCATGCCGAACGACCGCTTCAATCCGTTATCGGCGCGCGCGGCCAGGTCGAACTGGAGCCGCATCTGCTGGTTGGAGTTCGGACCATAGCGCTCGACCAGCGCAATGTCGCGCGCAAGCCGGCCGATGTGGCCCAGCATGGCGTCGTACATGCTCCCGGCGCCGTACTGCCCCATGTACTCGAGATAGGCGTTGCCGTCCTTGTAGTGGATCTGCCGTGTTTCGCTGCCCGCGTTGGCGCGCGCGGCGCTGCCCTGCGCCGGCCGGCTTCCCGGCGTCGTCTTGTTCAGGCCGTCCGTGGCGATGGTCGTCCACGCTTCCCGCAGGAAGTCCAGCACCTCGCTGTCATTCATGCGCGTGCCGTCCTCGCGCACGTACTGGCTGCGGTCCAGTAGCGGCAGAGTGTTATTCGCCCACGTGTCGCGCGCCGCGGCAGTGCCGTCGCCGCGCACGCGTACATTGTCGTGCGGCTGGGGCAGGTAGCCGTAGTCGAGCTGCCCCACGTCGCCGCCGGATGCGTTGAAGCGCTGGCGCATACGCTCAATGGAATCCAGCCACGCCTTGGCCCCCTTCTGCGCCAGCGTGTTGCCGGTGGCACCGTTGGCATTGGCGATGATCTCGACGGCCAGATCGCGGGTCATGCCCGGGTTGTCGGCATCGAACAGAAACATCAGGCCCCGCCGTACTGCGCTGGCGCCTTGCCGGCTGTCGGCCGCATCGAGCAGGTCCATCAGCTGCGACATGTTTTCGCGCTTGATGCCCTCGGCATACGCCGCCGTCAGGTCCATTTCCCGAACCAGCGCCTTGCTGCGGCCCTCGGAGAACTGCGTCATCAGGTCAGTAACGCGGATGTCCATGGCCGCCGTCTTGACAATCTGCAGGCTGGCGCGCGTCACCTTCAGTTGGGCCTCCTGCTGGATCTGGGCCATGGCCTCGCGGGAGGCGTCGAGCACCCTTTGTGCCAGCGGCATTGCCTGCCACGCGGCAGGATCGCGACGCGCTATCTGGCGCATGGTGGACGATAGCCGGTCATCGATCTTCCTGACCTCGGCGTCAGTCAGGGCGCGCCCAGCGGCGGCGCTGACGGCTTGACGGCATTGGGGTGTCATATACTCGCTCCCATGGTTCTGATTCGATTCATCACCCACACCGCCGGCGTCTGGTGGATCCTGCTCGGGATCCCGCTGCTGGGCGTGCTGGCGTCGGCGTTTCCGGCCCAGCACCCTGTGGTGATCGCCTGCGCGGCGCTGTGGGTGTCCGGCGTGGTGCCGGCGTGCGTGTTGTCGGGGACCAGCAGCAAGAGCGTGCCGGCCGACTTCCGCGCCGCTTGGCGTGCTTTTCGCACCTGGTTCGCTATCGTCGGCGCAATCGCAGCGGCTGGCATCGTCCTGTCCCTGATCATCCGTTAAGCGTTACGCAGGAAGCACTCGGCTGCTGCCTGAATCAACGGGGCATCGGCGGCGTCTCGCGCAGCTTCGGCCTTTACTGCTTCCAGCGCATCGGCCAGCCGCACGGGCTGATCCATCCCTTCCAACTGCACCATCATGTCCGGCGACAGCCGGGCAATCTCGGCAGCCTGCGCCTGCACCGTTGCCATGGCAGCATCGGCGCCGCTTTTCGGTGCTGTTGTTGCATTCCCTGTGGCTTCCGTTGCGCCGGGCACTGGTTCCGTCCCGTTTTTCGCCGGCTCTGCTCCAACCGTGGCGGCTTCTGTCCCGGCTTTTGCGGTGGTTGGTTCAGCACCAGCAGCTGGTGTACCAGCCGGCTTACCAGTGCGGGCCAGTTCGCCGGCGGCCAGAGCGGTCTGACGCGGCGCGCTCGGCGGGGCATCAAGTGCAGCGCGCGCGGAGCGTACCCCGCCGATCTGTTCATCCAGTACCTGCACAGCCTGGCGCGCCTGCTCGGCGCCGCGGTTCGTCTCGATCTGGCGTTCCAGCGCAGTGATTCGGCCTTGGTGCTCGTCAAGCGCCGCCGTCAGTTCCTTGCGCGCCGCAGACTGCGCTTCCTTGTAGCTGGTCCGGCCGTTATCGGCGGTCTGGATTTCCTTGGCGCGGGCCCGGATTGCCTCCTCGCCGGTGTCGGGAAGCGTGCTACGCAGTTGCTCAAGTTCCCCGCGAAGGCCACGAATGGCGCCCGGCTCGGCCACCTGGCCGGCTTCGGGCAGCAAGTCGGCGCGGGCCGCTTCCAAACGGGCCACCATGTCGTCCAGCATACGGGCGTTCTGCAGGGTGTCCCACTGAACCACATCGCTGACATCTACCCGCGTACCTCCGCCAAGTTGGTCAGATGCGCGCACGATGGCGGAGAGGTGATCCTGCGCGGCCGCGATATCAGTCTGATCTTTCAGATTCCAGGAATCGACGGTATCGCGGACCAACTGCAGGCGCGCAGCTGCTACGGCATCAGGATCGGCCGCAGCGGCACGGCCAGCCGCCTCACCAGCGTGCTCGGCCATGAATCTGTCGGTACGCTCCAGATAGGCCCGGGTCTCTGCGGCCGGCGGCGCCTTGCCTGCGCGCACCGCTTCTGCGGCCTTGCCGCCGCCGTTGTAGTGCGCAATTACCGCCCGCCAATTACCGTCGTACTGGCGTCCCAGATCAGCCACGAAGTCGGCGGCCGCGTCCAGGTTGGCCACCGGGTCTCGCACGTCTCTGCCTTTGCCGTACTGGCCCCACGTGGCGTCCATGAACTGCATGATGCCCTTGGCGCCAACCGGCGACGTCGCGCCACTGTTGCCAGACTTTTCGCCGGCGTTCTTGATGGCCAGCAGCACCTCAGGCGGCACGCCCGCGCGCTGGGCAGCTGTCACCGCGTAGGCGTCCAGCCGGGCATCGTTGTACGGCAGCGCCTGGCGCTCGCGCATCCCCATATCCACCAGCTGCCGTGCGGCCGCCGGATCGAAATCCACCGGAGACCGAGCACCGGCACGGGCGGCGCCGCGGGCAGCGAATGCGCCGAACCCGGCAGGCACCAGCGTCGAGACGGCCAGGCCAACAGGGTCGAATGGGTCGTACTGGTCCGCGATCTTGGTGTAGTCGGCGTTCTTCAGGATCTCGCGCGATGCCGCCTGTTGTGCGATATAGCTAGCCGGGCCGCCGGCGACGACGAGCGCGGCCGTCTGCGCAATCGTGCGCCCCGCTACCGGCAGCACGACGCCAGCGCCGGCGGCCACCCCTGACACGGCTCCCACCTTCGTGCGCGTCTCGATGTCCACGCCCTGCGCCTTTAGGCGATCTGCTTCCGTCAGCGCTTCGTCGCCGCCCGTCAGCACTCCGCCCACCACCGGGCCACCCAGAACCGAATAGCCGACAGCCTTGGTACCAAATCGGCCGATCTGGAACAGTGTCTGCTCAACGGCGTTGGAGGTCACAGGGTCTGGCATCAGGTTACGTGCAGTGACGCGCAGGCCGGTACCGACCGAGCTACTAAACGCCTCGCCGCTGGCAACCTGCTGGCGCGCTTCCTCGCCCTCATCGCGGCGCTTCTGCATTTCCTCTGGGGAGAGAAGCAGCGACGGATCTGCCTGCGCACCATACCCGCCCTGTACCTGCCCGAATGCGCTGAGAACATCGGCAGCGAAGCCGCCGGATTCGACTGCTCCTGCACCGGCCCCTACGACGGGCGCCTTAATCGTGTTCCATACCGAGAACCCAGACTGCTGGCGCGGTGGCGCAACCGGCCGCTTCTGCCGGTCGTCCAGCGTCTGGTCAATCGAGTCCTGTAGCATTCCATCGATCATCAGCGGCTCCGTGCGGGTTGGCCTTGTGCGCCGTTTGGTGGCGTGGCGTTGGGGCGCTGCGGGTTCAGGTCGAGAGTGATGCGCTGGCCGGCGCTGTTGGTCACAAAGCCTTGTCCCGCTCGGATCGCGTACTTTCCCTGGCCGGCGTGCACCAGCGACGACTGCGGCAACTGCTGGATGAAGCGATCCAGCGGTATCGCAGTGGCACCGCTGAACACCTGCCCATCTGGCGCCTGCGCCGCGACGTCGGTCGGTTTAATAGCAGCAATGCGCTGGGTGAAGGTGTCGTCATCCATACCGTACGGACGCGGGATCTTGCTGCCGTCGCGCTGCTGGCGCAGACCGCCCGTGGCCAGGTTCACCGCCCGCTTGATGTCTGTGCCGCCACCGTCAGATGCGATTGCCGCCTGGATCAGGAATGCCGAATCGATCCAAGATTGGCGCACGTCCTGGTTGTAGGTGGCATCGCCGATTTCCTTGGCGATCTCGGCGCGCCATCCGGTTTCCTTGGCCTGGTCAATCTTGGCTGCACCATCCTTCAGCGCCCGGTCGCCACGCAAGATCAATTCTGACGTTAGCCGCCCCTGCGTGGTGTTGGAGTTCGCGTAGGTCATAGCCATGCCCAGCGTCTTGTCCTTTTCGGACATCTGCTTTGCAAAGGCCGAAATCCGGTCGGCATTGCCGATCGACTGACCGAACCCGGCCAGCGCAGTGGATTGCTGGTCAGGTGGTAGGCTGCGGACGATCTTGCCGATCTGGGCAGCCTCGTCAGGCTGCATTGGGCTGACCGGCTTGCCTACCCAATCCTCGACATCGGCAATATTGCGCATGCGCTGATTGATCAGGTTCTGTGCGTCGCCCACGCTGTTGAGCGGCACCTCCGGTGCACGCACGATTACGCCTCGCTCCTGCGCCGCCTGCCATGCATTCTGCTCGACGTCACGCTGGATAGCCGCGTTCATACGCAGCCGGCGTTCGTATTCCTTGTATTCGGTCGGATCCGTGCCGATGCCCGGCGTGGCTGCGCGTGCTCGCATCTGCTCGAGCTTCGCCTGCTGCTGGGTCAGCGGCAATGTGGCAAAACGGGCGTCGTTGCCCTGCTCTTTCACGAGTGCCATGAATGGAACCGCTGCCACGGTTCCCTGCGTCTTGTCGGCTACCTCGCTGATGAACTCGGGGGACGGAATCTTGCCATCGGCGAGCAGCGTGGCCATGCTGGCGTAGGCTTCTTGTCCCACCTTGTCGCGACGCTCCTGTTCCCGTGCTGCTTTCTCTCGAGCACGTTCTGCTGCTGCGGCCTGCGCATTCACGTAGCCCTGCGCCTTGGTGATCAGCGGCACTACTTGATTGCCATCCAGTCGCGGCACCCATTCATACCCGTCTGGCAGCGGCTCATCAGGCTTGCGGCTCAGGACGGCCAGCGCTTGCGCCGGGTTGTCTAGCACCATGCGCGATCCAGCGGCGTAGGCCAGCTTCGATTCCGTCGATGCCTGCAGCGCTTCCTTCTTGGCAGGATCCATCGTCGATGTATTCAGCACAGCCATAGTAGCGGCGCGGCGCTCACCATACAGACTTGGGTCGCGCGCAATTGCCAAGGCATCCGCGTCAGCGGCCTCGGTGTACTGGGTTACTCGATGCGCCTCGCGTTGACCAGCCTCCCAGCGAATAGATTGACCGCCGAGCGTCTGGCGCAGTTGGTTTAGCTGCATGCCGTAGAACCGCTTCGAGGTCTCATCCGGGGCATTGGCCAGCGCGGTCTGACTGTACTCGTCGAATTCCTTCAGCAGGTTCGGGGTGAAGTCGGGCGCTCCAGGTTGGGCGTTCTCCTGCAACTGGGTCATCCGATCCTGCCACTTCACATAGTCGGTGCTGCTGGCCTGCGATACCCATGCGCGCGCCGTCTCTGCTTCCTGCTGCTGGACCACACCACCGACACGCTGCAGAGCGTTGCCGATCTGTCCAAGCGCTTGACCGGTATCGTCCTGCACGGCGATCAACGGCGCGCGCACGCCAGGCTGTTCCAGAGACGGCGCCTTTTGCTGCTGATATTGTGGGATAGGAATTCGAGTTGCCATCTATTACCCCAGATAGGTACTGCGTTCGACCACCGGTGCCGGGCTTCCTACCTTCGCGCCGGCCGTGTATGCGCTGCCCAGACCGCTCAGCAAGTTGCCAGCTGCCGTCACATAGGAACTACGACGCGCGTTGGTGGCCGACGATCGCAACGTTTCTGCTTGGTACATGCCCATAGCGGCCTGCTGCTCATAGTTCTGGCCGGTCAGGATGCCTTCGTACCGGGTCTGCAGCGCGTCCAACTCGGCGTTGCGCGTGCTCTGCAACTGCACATCCAGCGCGGAGCCGCTGGTGGCATCTACACCGGAAGCGCCAAGCGCCGCACGCTGTTCGGCCAGGGTCTGCGCCGCACCGCGACGCTGAGCCGACTCGCGCTCTACTCCCGACGCATAAGCCTGCGTCGCCTGGTTCTGACTAAGCTGGGCGTTGTACTCGGCCGCGCGTGCCTGCTGGTTTAGCGATTGGCTCTGCTGCACACCGCTCGAAATCGCGCTGACCGCGCTCACGACAGTGCCTGCAATAAGAAGTGGGACAGCCATTCATTTCACCTTGGCGTAGAGATAAACATCACGTTGATCTGCTGTGTATTTGCGCATCAGCCCTTCTCGCGTGAATCCCAGATGCTCCGCCCAGCGCACTGCCGCGGCATGGTCAGCGTCGACCTTCATCTCCACGCGGTGCCAGGGGCTATCGGTCAAAACGCCGCGCACCATACGATGGATCTGCCGGAAGACGTCGAATGCATTGGGGGAAAGCAGCGTCCATGCTTCCGCGCGGCCGGGCCAGCATTCGGCCACGCCTCCACAGCCCACAATCTCGCCATCCAACACGCCGGTCCATCCGACAGTGCTCTGCGCGACCAGCGCGCCGGCATATTCCTCGGTCAGCATTCCCAAAACGGCGGCTTGCGCTGCTTGCGGTGAGAACTGGAAAAGGTGCTCCGGCTGGAGCTTGACGAGTTCAAACATGCGTCACCTGTCGTCGTTCGTGACCACGATAGGCATCAGCGCGATGATCGTGGATGGCAGCGGCTGGTCATTGACGTACCAGATGCGCGCCGTGCTGCTGTAGCCGCCCTTCCAAGGTACGGGCGGTGTATCGCCGGTGTAGAGCGGTATGGCCTGGTCCATCGCGTTCGATGGCCTGCGGAACTGCAGCTCGTCGAGGTTGTTCTCGTCCGGGCCAAGCTTTCCGCCCAACGTGCGGTGCACGCGCGCGACCACGTTCGTGACACGCTGTGTTTTCCCCTGCGCGGTACCGTCCGCCGCGCCCGCATTCAGACGCATGGTGGCCAGCTTGGCAGGTGCTGGCAGGCCCGCGTGGATGATCGATCCAGCCCGTTGTAGCGTGATCTTCCCGGCGGCTACCACGCGCTGCGGGTGCGTTGCTCCGTCGACCAGCACGTCGACCGTCTGCCCTTCCAGGTGATCGAGCCCGGACACCGTCGAGATGGCGCTGCCTTGGTAGCTGAGACCGGAGTCCACATAGAAGGCTTCGACCTGATCTTCTTCGTCAGAGAGAGGCGGTTCGAGCCATTCCACGTACCGCTTGACCTGGCCATTGATGACACGGCGCACGATCACCCACAGATCGTCGCTGGACCCGTCTGGCGATGGCATGGCCTCCACCGCTTCCACAGCGCCATTGATCATAGGGTGCGGGTGCCAGCCGTAGACGTCGCTGCGGTTCAGTTCCTGGTCATAGGTCAGGCCGATCAGTTGGCCGTCAGACCGAGCGCACCAGATGATCGAATACGGCTCCTGTTGGTAGGTCATGTCTACCACGCCTGTCCGCGAGATGTGGCTGGCAAGCTTTGTGGTGTCGCTGGAGACAAAGTTGTCCGACCCGTAGTCGTACTCGTAGTCCCGGATCTTGCGGCCGCTCTTCTGAACGAACAGCGTCTTCCCACTCGCCTCGATCGGCTGTACCGCGCGGGAGCCGTACGACGTGCGGCGTCGCGCCTGAATGTTGCCGGGGCCCACGGCCTGGTTGTTCTGGATCGGGCCCACCACCCACTCATCGCCGTTCGTGCCGAGGATCAACTGCTCGGACTCGACCATCCAGACAATCCGGTTGATCTGGCGGGCGTTCAGGGTGATGACGAAGGACGAGTCGGCCAACACCTCACCGGCATCCTTGGCGGCGAAGTTCTCGAAGTCGCCAGTCACGGACCCGGCCAGCGTACGGTCGCGCGCGAGTACTAGGCGCTCCAGCCAGAAGGCTCCGTGTTCCGGCCATCCCTCCACCGTCGAGAACAGCGAGTGCGACCACTTCCACGACGGCGTGGTCACCACATCGTCGGGCAAACGGCTGATGATCGTGCCGATGGCGTGGTTGGCGTCCGGCACACCGGAGATCAGGACGATGCCGTAGCCGGCGTGCTGGTATTCCCATTCCACCCCAATCGGCCCGCGCTGGTCGTTTGCGATCTCCACACCATCACCGTCCCACGCCCTGCCCTCGGTGTGCACCGGGGTTAGCGTGCCAGTCACGGGCGGGTCGGTACCGCCAGATCCCACATTCGTGCACTTGTAGACTCGGGCGTCAACCCGGCGCAGGTCGCCTACCGTTACCTGCTGGTAGACCGCCCATGGCTTTACGGCCGACAGGTCCAGCGATTCGAGATTGAACAGCGAGCCGATGTGACCGGACTGGAAGATCCCCGCTGTGGCCGTCAGGGTCACCGTGCCTGTGGTGGCATTTGCCTGCACCGTCGAGCTTTTGGTGATGTTCGACTTCTTGAACGGGCCATTCGTGAAATCCACCTCTGACATCTGGAATGCGTTAGCAGCCGTGCGCACCAGCTTGCGCGTCTTGTAGCCCAGGTGGAACAGGTACATGGTGTCGGCGGACTGCACCGCGTGTAGCCGGCACGTCCCATCGGCGGCCGTCAAATCGGCGAACGTGTAGGGCGTGGCCACCTCGACAGGGTTTCCACCCGAGATCAGCAGACCGCGATTTGCGTAGAAGCGGATCACGCTGTCGCCAAACTCCAGCATGTAACTGATGTTCTCGGACACCTGGAAGCGCATCAACCAGGACTTGCCAGCCGCGTTTTTGACCGGATTGACGAAACGGAAGCCACCGCGGCGCACGGCCGGACCTTGGACGAGAGGCAGAAAGTTTTCCAACTTGTAGCAACCGTTGGGAAACTTCGCGATATCGACGCGCCCCTCCATAAGCGGCGACAACTCGCCGGCGTCGAAACTGGTGATGATCGGCGCCGCTTTTGCCACGTCGCTCTCCTGCTCAGGTTTGGTACGGGGGGAACTGCCGGGGATAATTGGAACCAGCGCCGCGCGACTCAAGCCATGTGTCGTCGCCGATGACCTGCGACGGGCGCTCGATCGCGTTGGCGCGCACAGCGCGGCGGATGGCGAAGTCGTACATATTCGCCACGCGGTTGTACTTCGTCTCGCTCTGGGTCAGGGATTCGCACGATTCCAGCGCCAGGCGGCAGGCAAACGCCTCGATGAACGAGACGTCGAAAAGGTTTGGGTCTTCCACCCGCTTTGTGTATCGGATCGGCAGCGAGGGGCCGAGGTTGGTCAGGATCTGACGCCCTTCGATGCTGAAGAGACCTCGGGTATCCATGCGCGGGTACACAAGGAAATCGCCTACCTGGATCAGGGACAGGAAATCTGTGGGCAGTTGGAAGGCATTGGCGAAACCGAAAGCTGGTTTAGCGGTCAGTGCCGGAAGCGTGGCGCGAGCCTTGGCGAAGTTCCATCGGTGCGCACGCAGCTCATCATCCCTCACAGAATCGAACATGGAAGCGATATCTGTCGCGGCCTTGGTCGAGTCCGTGAGAGAGATGATCCGCGCCTCACCCAGCTTGGTGACGGCGCGGTTGGCGATGTAGACGTTGGACGTCACGGGATCAATCGGTTACGGCTTGTCGTCGCCGGCCGGCGCTTTGGACGAGCCTTTCGATGTCGATTTCGTCCCGTGGCGCCCAACGGACTCCCCCGGGCCAGTGCCTGCCTTGTCGTCGCCGGCCGGCTCGTCATCATCGTCCACGTCATGCTTGGCCATCCACGAGCCCGGCTTTCCGTGGTACTCGAAGATTTCTCCTGGCTCGACGATCTTTACCACGCGGCGCTCTCCAAGGACGTCGTCCCCGCGCTTGGCAGGAGTGGCATCCAGATGGATCTGGCCGCGGCGAAGTGCGCGATAGAGAGCCATGACGATCAGCCGAAGGTGAAGCCGGACTTGTACTGCTTCCGGCCTTGGGCGTCCTTCACGAGGAAGGCAGAGAATGTGCCGCCAGTCAGCGGGCCCGTGGCGACGGTGTATCGCACGCCGAGGTAGCGCTTGTAGTCGCCTGCCGGCAACTTCACCCGCGCCACTTCCTTGCCAGCGGTCAAGCCTGCAATAGCCAGGGCCGGGGTGGTGTAGTGCACGTTCGGCGACGAGCTGAGTCCAGCCACGCTATCGGATTCCAGCGAAAACGCCACGGTAGCTCCGCCGGCAGCCGTAGCTGCGGCATCACACTGAATCACCAGCCACACGTCCGGCTCGCCGTCGCCGAGATCGACAAGGGCGTTCTTGCCGGACGGGTTGGTGTCGATCACGTTCGTCGAGATCGCGGTGGCGGTGACCGCCTGCGCGTCCGAGAACTCTTCGCTCTTGTCGAGGATCATCTTGCTCTCCTAGTGGTTCGGCCGGGACGCTTCTGACGCGCCACCGGCCGTTGCATCTGCTGCGTTCGCCCGTCGGGGCGGATTACGAGACCAGGGCTTCCGTCGTCAGGATCTGGTCGACCTGGCGAATGGGGATGTTCAGGAAGTTGGTCTGGAACTGTTCAGCTGCCTCGCGGATCGACAGTGCCGCATTCGACTTGTTCAGCGCCATCTTCTCCAGCGCCGACTGGATCGTGCGGTTGCAGTAGATGCGAGGCTGCACGCCGTTGAGCGTCGGGAAGCGGTTCTTCGCGTCGATCAGCAGCTCGATCAGCTTCTGGTTCGCCATCGTGCCGGTGCCGGCGAGTGCATCCGATACATCGATGTTGGCGATGCGGACCACATAGCGCCAGTCCTTCACCACTAGGCCGCAGTTCCATTCGTACAGGTCGCCATACGCACGGTAGCGGTTCTGGTTGGCGTCGAACGCGTCGATCTCGCCAAGATCCTGGTGCGTCAGTCCGGCCTTCGAGTTCTTCGGATAGATACCGTAGACGGTGCGCTTGCCCCAGCCCACCAGCCAGATCGAGGTGTTGTCCGCACCCGAGCCGCCGCCGAGGATCACGTTCTGGCCCGAGCCGCCGCCCGTTGCCGAGTAGCGCGGCGCGAGGCCGTAGAACTGCTCGGGGTTCACCGAGGTGTCGCCGTAGAGCAGCGTCGTGCAGTAGTCCTGGCCCATCTTTTCGATGAAGGCGGCCGACTCGTCCAGGCGGAAGGCGGCCGGATCGTTGGCCATGTTCACGGCCTTCACGTCCGGCTCGCTGCGGGCATTCAGCATGCCGCAGGTGTCGGTGACCTGAGCGGTGGTGCTCTTCGACGGCGGCACGCCCTGGTAAAGCTTGCGCCAGATGGTGGCCGGCAGGCCGGTGCGGATCGTCGACTGCTGGCCCGTGGGCAGGTTGCCCTCGATCCACGGAATGTCCTGGACGATCTCGTTGGTTTGCGACAGCATCTCGGCCACATCGGCGGTATCGCCGTTGGGATCGAGGCGCTTGGCAATGTCGATGATGCCAAGGTTATTGGCGCCGATGGTTGCCATCGTTTTCTCCTTTAGCTCTTAGGCTGCATGCTTGGGAACATCCGGGCGGCGCGGGCCTTCTCCGGGTCAACCGGATCACTGCCGCTACCACCACCGCTACCACCCGGCCCGAGCGTTCCCTCACCCAAGCCCTTTCCGATCTGCTGGAAGACACGCAGTGTCGTCGCGTCCCCCATCTGCCCGGCAATCCTGTCGATCACTTCCGGTGCTACACCGAAATTCCGCATTACGCGGCGGCCGAGTTCAACATTCGTGTCGAACTCCGTGCCCCATTCTGTTTTTAGCGCCGACATTTCCTGCGCTACCTGTGCCTGTCGCGCGGTCTCTTGCGCGGCCATGGCGTTGTTCCATTCTTTGGCCAGCGCCTGGGCCTGCGCCACAGGGATGCCTGCCTTGTGCATCCAGCCGGCAGCTTCCTTCGCGAACGCGCCGTCTTGGCCTTGCGGCACCGGAAGCTGATATGCGTCAGCGTTTTCCGGTACCACGTACTTGCCCTCCATGTCGCGGATCGCTTTGACCGCATCGACCGGATCTTTCCAACCCTTGCTTTCCGCGTATGCCTTGGCGTCAGCGTCGGGCAGAGATTGCAGCCAGTTAGTGGGACTGGGGTCCGTTTGTGCCGCAGCAGGCGCGGGAGCGGCGGCAGGCGTCGCAGCTGCTGGTGCTGGCGCAGCGGCCGGAGTTGCAGCGGCAGCCGGTGCAGGTGCCGGAGCGACCGCGGGAGCACCACCACCGGCAGCGGCGGGGTCTTGGTTCATCAGGAAAAAACGGAAGAGTTGGCGCTTATTCATCGCTGCGGTCCTTGATCTGAAGCAGTTGTTCTTCGGTGAGATTGAGGTAGTAGTGCAGGCGGTTGAAGACCTCGCGGCGGCCCTCGGCCAGCATCGTTGCGTGCGTGTCGACCACGCGCGAAACAGGGGAGACAACGACCGTGCTTTGGTGCGTGCGGCAGAAGCGCTGCAGGTCTTCGATAACCAGGCGCCCAGCTTTGGTGAGGTTGCCGTCACGGTCGAGGAAGCAGGCGCGGTATGCGTTGCGCCTGCCCGTCATGCGGTAGAAGAGTTCGGTGAATTTGTTGGTCATGGTCAGAGGCGTGCGTTCTGCACTGTTGCGTTGGCGTCGGCGAGATCCTTGGCGGCGCCAGCGGCAACCGGCGCGGCCTCCAGCAACGCGGCGGCCTGTTGCTGCTGCGCCTGCTGCTGGGCGGCCTGCTCGACGTCGTCTTCGCTGTTGACATACTTGGCCGGCACACTGAACACGTCGGCCAGGCCACGCACGATGGCCTCGGCCTTGGGCACCGCGGCGGCTCGCGGGTCTGCCTGGATGAACGGGGCAGATGCCTCTGCCCAGCGCAGCACTGCGGTGCCTTCTTGCGCGCGCATAGCGCGATTCAGCGGGCTGTCATAATCGATGGTGACCGACCCGCCAGCATCGATTAGCTCCTGAGGCATCTGCGGCAGCAGCCCAGCCTGGAACGCGATATCGAGTTCGCGCTCGATCGTCGGCCCCAACATTTCGGACTGCACGCGGCCCATCGGTGGCGCGAGCAGCACGCCTTTCTCCTGGGCGCGCTGGAGTACTTCGGTCGCCGTCATCTGCGGGTTGTCGACAAGGATCTGAAACAGCGTCACGTAGAAGGCGAGGTTGATCGATTCACGCTTCTGATTCGTGTATTCGATGCCGAGATCCACGCGGCCGCCAGTCTGCAGCGCCTTGACCAGCTCGTTCCCTTTGTCGTCAAGACCGCCATAGTTCAGGCCGCCGGAACGCAGATCGAACCCTTCGAGAGCGCCGTCCTCTGGCAGCAGCAACGGCGGATCTACCGCCTTCTGCGCACCCTTGATGTTCGTGCGCTCCATTTCGTTGACCATCGCGATGTCGGGCAGCGCATCGCCGGCCGGGCCAGAGCCATACTGACTGTCGTCGTCGACGTAGAAGCGCCCAATGCCAACCGGAAACGTGCGGAAGCCGCCGCGCTGCACGATCTTCTTTCCCTGCAGCGAAATCCAGAGCGACTCGAACCGCATGTTCATGCCGTCGAGTTTTCGAGGGTCGCGGTCCTTGCGCGGCTGGACGACATGCAGGAAATCGACGCTCTTCTCGGGCTCGCGCTCCAGCAAGTTCTGCAGGCTTTGCGGCAGGTTGTCCCTGCCGAAACGCTCGGCCGCCTGACGGATGGTCATCGGCCACAGCATGAACGCCTTGTCGATGCCGTCCTCGCCTTCAGAGTAGTAGAGGCGTTGCAGCGGGCAGTAGCGGTACCGAGCGCCACGACGATGCACTGCGTCCTCGATCATCACCGCGCCTGCGCCAAAGGATCCGATGGACAGGTATGCGCCACCAATGGCTTGCGTGAAACCCGCGCGCCAGCGATAGCGCATCGTGAAAAGCGCCTTCGTCACTGCATCCAGGTATTGCTTGACGTTCTGGTTGTCTTCCAACGAATCGTCTTCGGTGGCCAGCCGGTGCCACACCTGGGTGCGCGGCGTGATCATCGAATCCATGGCGGCCGCAAAATGGCGCATGGCCAGCTGCGCCGTGGCGTCGTAGATCCGCTGGCTGCGCACGGTGCCTGGCTGGCCCTTGCCGCGATTGAAGCCGGGGTGACGCGGCAGGATGCGATCGATGATCTCGTTCCACTGCTGCTCGAACGCCGACCGCTGCGTCTTCAGGTATTCCAGCTGGGTCAGCGCGGCATTGATGGCCCGAACGTCATCGTTGTCCATCAGGCCCCCAGCAGCGTTTTGGTGGCGACCGAGCTTTGGCCAACCGTAGCGGTGTCGCCGGCCAGCACGGTTGCGGCAGTGCCGCGACGACGCCGCAGGCGGTCGTTCGCTTGGTCGACGGATGTTTGGGTGTCGGTAGTTGCGGGCGGCGCGGTAGGCGCCGGCGGGTCGGGAAGCTTCGGGGATGAACTACCAAACAAGGCCATGATCGTCTCGCTGATCTGAATACCAGCGGACGATATGAGTGCAGGATCGGACTGTTGTCCGTTTCAGTCCGTAGTGGCGCGCGTCGGGCGTTTCCCTACTGACTTCTTCCGGCCCAGAACTTCGCGGTGCTCTCCCCCGCCGAGCAGCAAGTACTGCAGCGCCTCGGCCACGTGCGAGAACGCGTTCTTGTCCGGGGCATCGGCGAAGCGCTCGCCCGACACCTGCAGTCGGCGGTAGCAGTAGCCGCCGGCCATGGCCTTGCGAAGCACGCGGCAATCCGGATGCACCAGGATGCCAGGCTCGCCATCAATGAGCCGGCCAAGCGCGCTGTCCACAGCCTCCACGCGGATCAGAAAATCGTTTGTCGGCGCCGGCTTGGCCACGATGTCGGCCGCGCGCAGGATCTGGAACGGGGTGACTTCGTCGGTTTGGGCTCGAGTGTCGCCCGCGGGGTCGCCGGTCAACGCCCCGATCTCGAAACCAGGGTACTGGTGCGCAACGTGGTTCTTGATCTCGCGCGCGAACGCCTTGGCGCCCATGCTGGTGGCGACCAGTTCGGACCGGATGCGCCACGCACCCATGAGCGTGCGCTGCCCGAAGGTCGCGGCCGGCGTCAGACCGAAGTCCATGCCGATCAACAGCGGCATGCGCGGGTTGAGTTCGAAAGCGCGGCAGTGCAGCACGTCGGAATAGCCGCTGTAGACCGGCCTGCCGTCCATGACGAAGCCGTACTCGTTGGCCAGGTTGACCTTGATCCAGTCGTGCTTCTTGCCCTGCATGCCGCGCTCGTAGTAGCCGCGTGGCAGGTTGCGCAGGTTCTCGGCGTCTGGGTTGGTCTTCCACCCTGGCCCGTCCTTGACCACGCCACCGGGCTGGCGCAGGAACCGCCACCCATCCGGCTTGTCTTCCTCGGCGAGCTTGTAGTACCAGTGGTCGGTGTCGGGTGCGTTGGTGTCGCCGAAGATGCCGTACCAGGTCGGACGCACGTCCTTGGGATAGCGGCCGACCCGCAGGTCGAGCATCGAGATGATGGCGAACGACAGTTCCTTGACCTCGTTCAGCCACGCGCCGGTGAGCTGCAGGCCGCGCAATTTGCGCTCGTGCTCGGGGCGGTCCAGCGCGATGAAGACCATTTCGGCCTCGACCGTGGTGCCGTCGCCGAGATCGAACTGCAGGTAGTGCGTGGGCGGCTCCAGGCCGCCGCCGACGTACCGGCCGAGATCGCGGAACATGTCCAACCAGTCCTTGATCGTGGTAGACGACAGATCGGGGTACGTGTTCCGCACACCAGCCCATCGGGACCGGCGGATGCCCTGGGCGTCGGGCTCCTGCTCGCACATGTGGCGGAAGACTTTCCAGCAGCTGCCGTTGGTCTTGCCCGAGCCCAGCGGCCCCATGATGAACGTGCGCGGCTCGCGCGACAGGATGTACTGCTCGAGCGTGGCGCCCTGCGGCTTGTAGACGAACTCGACGTGCTGGCTCACTGCTTATCCTCGTCCTTGCGGCCGGTCAGGTCGCGCACGACCACCAGCGGGTTGCCGGACTGGCCGCCGTGGTTCAGATCCATCTTGTCGCCGTACTTCTTCGGGTGCCACTTGGCGAGCAACTTGATGCGCGCCTCGACCTGCAGCCGGCGGTGTCCAAGCATGTCCTCGCGCACAACCTTGTATCCCTCGTCCGATCTCTCTCGCCTAGACCCCATCTGCGGTGTGTCGGCGATGCGCAGCGCCTGGTCGGCGATCGCGTCGGCACCGACGTCCCTCGCGATGTCCATGGCCTTGGCGAACTCGACGTTCTGCCGGATCCAGTCATAGACCGTGCGGCGTTTCGGCATGCCTGGCGTGCGGCAGACCTGGCTTAGCGTCTCGCCCTCCGCGATGCGTTCGCAGATGATGTCCGCAATTTCCCACGTAAAGGTGCTGGACTCGTGCACTTCATTCCCCGTCAATGGCTACCCGCCTGAATGCGAACGGGAGCGGCCCGTACTGGCGCTTGCTCCCGTGTCTTGCCGGTGCGCACCACCCACAGTGTGAGCAGCATCTCGCCCCGCCAGTGGCTCGGCTGGCTGCCGGCCATGTATTTGCGCAAGGCGCGTTCTGTGACGCACCCGTTCAAGGCGCCCACGATCTGGACGTGATCCATGCCCAGCCGTTTGAGGTCAAACACGATCTCGTCCCAGGCAAAGTCACGAAACTGCATGGCTAACCCCTTTCCCGTTTTGGCTCGCGGCCACGCCCCGTCAGGATGGCTGCGAACATGTACCAGGCCAGCATCGGCCAGAAGACCGGGTTCACGTGCCACCTCGCGCGGCCAGCATGGCGTCGGCGATGCGGTACGCCATTGAGGCAATATCCGCTTCATCGCAGTTCACCAAGCCCCAGCCGGTACGGCCATTCGTCTGCACAGGGCCACCGGCATTTGCGAGCAGCCCCTGCACGGCCTTGCTTGCGAGGTAGTCGCGCAGCGTCATACCGTGCTCGCCATAGACAAACTCGCCATTCGGAAGCCCCGTCATGCCAGGCATTGGGAAGGCCGGTCCGCCGTCGTTCTTGATCTCGTCAGTCATGGTTATTCCGCGTGGTGGGCCTTGGCCCCAGCGTTGACCCACTGGTGCCGCGCCGGCGTGCGCTCGCCGTCCTGGTCGATGTAGCCCACCGGCTCGCTCGGGTCATCGCAGCCCAGCTGCGCCAGTTGCTCGGACCATCGTGTGTACGCCGAGAGCAGCCATGCGCCGGTCAGCATGCCCATCAGGAAGATGGCCAGCAGCACGACAACGTTCTGGTAGATGCTGAACAGCATGTCAGTCTCCCAGCCGGTACGACGGCACCTTCGACGCCAGCGACATCATCGGCGGCTGGACCTTTCTCGCGCGCTCCTGGGCCATGCGCAGTGCGCGGTCGGCGCGGTATTCCTGGTACTTCGTGCTCGGGCACTTGGTGATCTTGGGCTTGGTCATGGCTGGGCTCCCTGTGGAAATTGCCGGGACAAGCCCGGCTCTGGGGTCAAACGGCTGGCTGTGCCACGGCGCGAACCAGCGCCATGATCCCGGTCTGGATGTCCGTCTTGCCGATGGCGGCCCAGCGCTGCGGCTCTGCCGCCTGGAAGCGCCGCAGCTCGACACATTCCGGCGATGCCTCGTCTTCCGGCGCGACCTTGGAAATCTTCGCGTGGTGTGCCTTCGTCTCGGCCTGCGTCGACAGGTAGCCGGCCAACTCGGATTGCAGCGCCAGCAATTCGGCGCCCTTCTCCTTGATACGGTTCATCAGGTTGATTTCGGCGGCGCTCAGTTCTCGATAGCCGGTGATCTTGCGGTGCTGGTTGTCCATCGTTTCTCCCTTTCGGTGGCGGTGCAGTGGTTGCGTCAGGCGACGCGGCGGATGGTGGTGTGGTCGGTCCACGGGTTGCGCACTTCCTCGTAGACCTTGGCCGATTCCTTGACGCCGTAGTGCGGGCGGCCGCCCTTGTTGCGCCGGGCGCGCTTGGTCATCCAGTTGCCGTAGATCGTTCTGAGTCGCTGCATGTCATTGCTCCTGTTTCACTGCGAGGGAAAGGATCGCCAGCGCGTCGGCCGTATCGTCTTCGTCGGTGCCCACGCGGAAGCCCTTGGCCTTGGCCGCAGCGATCATCTCGGGCTTCTTCGCGTTGCCCTTTCCGGTCCACGCCTTCTTTACGGTGCCGACGCCGACGCCGACCATGCGCACGTTGTGCTGGTGGCAAACCATCTGCGCCATGGCGAGGAAGCCGCCGTAGACGTGGGCAGCGATCACCTGGCCGGGACCGTGGGCCTTCACGTCTTCGAAGTACAGAACTTCGATGCCGTGGCGCTTGATCTTCGACGACAACCAGGCGCGGAACTCGGCCCACTTCGCGCCACCAGTCAGCCGGTGGAAGCTCTCGGTGCCGTAGTCCATGCCGCCATCGCGCTTCGCCACAGCCCAGCCGCAATGCGTGCCGAGGTCGAGCGCCAGCACGTTGACCGCCGGCAAATGCGTGCGCGCGCGCGGGATGTGTGCGGGAGGCTGCGGCTCGCACAGCCCGCAGGAATAGCCGGTTGGATGCACACAGAGCAAAGTCATGCGTGGACCGCCAGCCTTGGTGATCGTCTCGAACAGGTCAGTCATGCTCGACCTCCCATCGAGGTGTCGGCAACGGCTTCGGTGTACCGAGCGAGCGCAATCCGTGGATCGCCAACCAGGGTATGCATGCGACCGCTGAGGATTGCCCGGGTAAGCCAGATTCCGTCGTCGTTCACGTCGAAGTCGACGAGCTGGATGTTGCGGAATTCGGGGCCGAAGAGCATGTCCTTATCGTCGGCGGTCAGGGTTTCGAGGGAAAGCGCGCTCATTGGCTAAATTCCGGCAGCAGCGACGCGGCAGTCTGCGGGCCTGTGGCCGCGGCGCGCGTCTCGGGTTGTTGGGCCTGCGGAATGCCGTTCACGCATTCGCGGAAGATCGCGGAGCGCAGGCGTATGACCCACAGCGGAAGGTGTTCGACCTCATCGACGACGGTCGTGCGATCGACCATCTCGCCGGTGTGCCGGTCCTTGTACGGATGGGCCAGCGTGACCGTCATCGGCGCCAGGTCGGGACGGCCGATCTTGCCCATGTACACCGTAGCGGCATGCGCCCAGCCCTTGAACGGATCGGTGTGCATGGCGCGGTGACAGGCGCGGATCAGCTTGATGCGCTGGTTCAGCCGCGCTGTGACCTCCTGCCACTGCGTCAAGTCGGCAAAGGCGTGGCAGTCGCACACCCATTCGTTGCCGGTCTTGATGCCGGCCCACATCGGGCAGCCCCATGCGGAGCACTGGCCGGGCTTGTGTGCCGGGCGATCCGGTGCGTTCGGTGGTGTGCGGTCGAGCGTCATGCTGCTACCCTCCCTTGGGCTTCAATGGCCTGCTGAATGCGGGCCTTGAACGCGTTCGGCTCTTCGCCGCGGTATGCATCGGAGATGCCCAGTTCGCGGGCTTTCGCCGACATCGATTCGTTCGTCAGCCACCAAGCATCGCGCTTCTTCTGCCGCATCTCGGGCGGGTTCAGTACCTCGGCGAGGATGGGCTGGAGGTAGTTCGGACTGATCGGCTGAGGGGCAGGCTTGCGTTCCCGGGCGATCTCGACGGCGGCGCGCAGTTGCTCGTCGCTGGCCCCGGTGTTGGCGAATGCCATCGCCATCGGATGGGCACCGGTCATGGGCGATACACCAAGGGACCTGAGAAGCACCGAGACGGCTACGTGTCGATCGACATCGCCTTCAGCGGCGCGCACCCCACCCCCTTGGTTATGCCTATGCGCTTCTTCCTTTTCCCTTCCATTCCCTTCCATTCCTTTCCCTTCCTCTTCCCTTCCCTTCCCTTCCGTCAGTGAGTCGTCAGTGAGTGGTGCTGGAGAAGTGGCTGAATCAGGGGTCGGAAGACCGGTTTTCGAGGGTCGATTGATGACCTGGTGCTTCCGGAAACCGTTGATATGCAAGAACTTCTCGCCATTCACTTCGTACTCACTGAACAATCCGTGAGCGATCAATGAGCAAACGATTGGCTCGCAGTCGATTGCGTCGGCAGGAAAGATCTGCATCTTCAATTTCTTGGCCGAACGCTGGAGGTTCCCGTTGTCATCAGCCATGTTCCATGAGCCGATGAAGAACAGCCGGGCCGCAAAATCGAGCTCGACGATCTTCTCGTCGGTCCAGAAATCGGGCTTGATAGTTCGAATGCGTGCCATAGCGGCTGGACTCCTACTGCCCAGGCAACTGCAGATCGGCCTCCAAATAGCGCAGGGCCATCCGTTTGAGCGATCTCAAATCCTCGGAGTCCACCACCATCGAGCCAATGGGCGCGACTTGCAGACCCAGCGCGGCGAGCATCTGGGCCCACCGTGGCAAGTCTTCGAGCGTGCGGCTGATCGTGCTGGCGGAGACCCCCAAGCAAGTGGCTGCATGGGCTTGGGTCATGCGTGCAACAGCGCGCAAAACCTCGGCCTCATTGCGTGCACCCAACTTGCGTGCGCTTTCGATCTCGTCGGGCGAGACTTCTTCTGCGGCGTTCATGAATTGGCTCCGTGTCAGGCGATAGCCGGCTCAGCAGCCGGCGTCTGGCGAACGGTTTTCCGGCGTTGCGGCTTCGGCTTGAGCTTCAGCAGCTTCTCGACGGTGCTGTAACGGGGGTCGGCTCCGCTGAGGATTCGGCTCACCGTGGCTTGCGTGACGCCGGTCTTTTCCTCGATTTCGACCTGGGTGAACCCCGAGTCGATGAGCTTTTGGACATGCGATTGGATGGGCTGCATCGTGTGCTCCAATGTTCTTCAGCCCCATTCTATACGGTTTCGTATGATCGTCAATACAGAATCAGATTATTCGTTGCGTGGCGACATGCAACAACGCATATTGCCGGGCATGTCGAAGGCCGAACAATCCTTGGTAGCCGCCAATCTGGACTGGCTCATGCAGCGGAAAGGGACCAATGCGAACGCGTTGGCCGGGGAATTGAGCCGCCTGGGTGCGCCTCTTCCGCAACCCACCATTTTCCGGATCCTGACGGGAGAGACGAAAGACCCCCGCACATCCAGCCTGCAACCGCTGGCCGACTACTTCGGCGTGACCGTGGCGGCCTTGCGCGACCACGATTTCAAGACCCACGGAATGCCTGGGTCTCCCGGCACCACTTTGAAGCAATCGCCTAAAATCCGCACCCTGGTCTCGGTTGAGGAGGCCAACGAGCCGATAGGGGAGATCCCCTATTGGGATGCCAAAGGCTCATGCGGAGGGGGTGCGATGAACTGGGAAGAGATCCCGAAAGGGACGTTGGTCAAAGAGGCCAGCTTCTTCAAGCGGTACGATTTGAAGCCGGGGAACGCTATCGCAATCTATGCTGACGGGAACAGCATGGCGGATTTCATAGTAGACGGGGACATTGTGATCTTTGATAGGTCCAAGATCGAACCCCGCAGCGGCAAGATTTTCCTGATCGATCACCCGGATGGCCTGCGGATCAAGCAGCTTCGCCGGCAGATCGACGGCTCCTGGGTGTTGGAATCACGCAACCCCGACAAACGACAGTTCCCCGACGAGGTGATTGCTCCGTCTCATACGGAATACCTCAAGATAGCTGGGGAGTTCGTCTACAGGCAAGGCGGGTAGCGACCCGCCCTGCTCTGCCGCCACCGGCCCGCCACGCGCGGGCTTCATTTTGCTTGCAATCATACGAAATCGTATTGACATCCTCATGCGGTATCGTATAATCGGCTTCATACAGTTTCGTATGACTCTCGTTTGGAGCAAGCGATGCCCGCCACCAAATCCCCGCAGAACTTCACCGGCGCCGAGCGCCTGATTGCGATGGTCGTCTCGAAGGACGGCTTGAACTTCGCGAACGACAACGACATCGAGGCCGGCGCGTACCTGTCGGCCGTCGCTGACTTCGTGCTGCGCAACAAGCTGGACGACGCGGCGTTGGCCTCGCTGGGCCGTCAGGTGTTCCAGCAATACCTGTCCGACGTCGCGCACCTGGTTGCCGAGACCGACCGTGAGATGGCTGAGGCCGTGGAGCGCTGCGAAGCCGAGTTCCGCGCGCGCGTAGCCCGCACACCGAATCACCTGCTGTCGCGCAATGGAGGCGTCCTGTGACCGCGATAGAAGCCATCGAGCGCCAAAGCAAGCACGAAAACCTGATCTCGGAATTGACCACGCTGCTGATGCGCGCAAACGCCGGTCTGTGGGTAGCGGAGCTGGGCACGACCAAATGCAACTTCAAGGATCTGCGCGCAGAGATCAGCGCAGCGATCACCAAGGCTGACAAAGAGGCGATGCAGTGACCAACCAAAAACACGAGGGGAAGCAAATGCAAGAGAAAGAAAAGCAGGAAGTCGTCATCGCGTACAAGGCATTCAACAAGGACCTGACCTGCCGCGCTTTTCAGTTCGAAATCGGCAAGACCTATGAGCATGATGGAAAGGTCGTGGCCTGCGAATCCGGTTTCCATGCCTGCGAAAACCCGATGGATACCTGGGGCTACTACGACCTCACGCAATCTCGCTTCTGCACTGTCGAGCTTTCCGGCGAACTGTGCCGTCATGGTGAAGATTCGAAGGTCGCCGCCGGCCGCATCACGCTGAAGGCTGAAATCGGGCTGCCGCAGATCATCACCGATGCGGTGAAGTGGATGCTGGCGTTCGTGAAGGACATGCCGACCGCCGAAAATGCCTCGGGCTACTACTCGAATCTGGCTGCCTCGGGCTACTACTCGAATCTGGCTGCCTCGGGCGACTCCTCGAATCTGGCTGCCTCGGGCAACTCC